TCCACTTGGTCATTTCGAAGATAAGGTGATGAAGAGCCTTATCGTTATCAAGATAATAATAATCCGATGAAAAATGTTTCCTGTACTCATCGAGAATACATTCAAGAGTGAATATTTGTCCTATTCGGTACCAAACCTGCCTGGTTCTGTAACTGTGCGAGTCTGCCAGTAATGTTTGGGGGAAGTTGTTATTTTGGCAAACCCGTGACTTGATTACCTGTAAAAGGTCTGAGTACTTACTCATATTATGCACCAGTTGATGTTTTAATCATTTGCGAATCAATTTTATCAAAGAGAAAAATAAGCCGCTACACGCTGATAACATCAGGCTGGACGGTTATGGTGAGCCGATACCTCAGACAAGCAGAGTATTGAAACCTGAAAGACTGAATGTTAAATTTCTGGTGTGGTGAATCCCCCTATGCGGAGGGGCGACCAGTCAGTTACAGAACCTGTAAATGCAGCGCGGGCCATGCCGACTGGGGCATGCTCACCGGGAGGCACCCGGCACCACGCAATGCCACTAAGCTATTTGGTAGTGGGGTTGTCGTTTCGGCTTCTCCAGCTATGTTTAAAAGGCAGTAACGGAAAAAGCGAGCGCTCGCCTGGTAAATCGGTAGCTCGGACTATTAGGTACGTCTCGATCCGGTACAGAATCAGTATTGCCTACATTTCTGCCCGTTCCTCTGAGCGGGCTTTTTTTCGTCTGATTAAGGCACTTCAACTAACCAAAAACATTTAAGGGCTGCGCTAATACGTGGCCTTTTTCATTTCAGGATCACGGGAACCATCATAGATACGGCTCGTTGTTAAATCAGCCCGATGGGCCTGCCACCTTTATTCACACAGCACCCCGTTAACCCGGAGGTGAACCTATGGCAAAGCATATGCAAGACAAAGAGAGCATGGCCGGAATCACCTGGCTGGCTCTGCTGATCATTGCTGGTTGGGGCGGCCTTGTCCGATTCCTGATGGATGTGAAGCAGGGCAAAGCAAAATGGAGCTGGATAAATGCTTTTGCGCAGATTGTGGTTTCGGCTTTTACCGGGGTCATTGGTGGGCTCATCAGCATTGAAGGTGGACTGAGTATTTACATGATACTGGCCACTGCCGGTATCAGTGGTGCTATGGGTTCCGTAGCGCTCACGTATTTCTGGGAACGAATCACCGGAGTGAAAGCACAATGACAGCAGACCAGATTATCGAGGGGATCCTCGGAAAAGAGGGCGGTTATGTCGATCATCCCTCTGATAAAGGCGGGCCAACCCGCTGGGGCATCACGCAAACCACAGCTCGCGCACATGGCTACACCGGTGATATGCGAAACCTGCCCAGGGAAACAGCAAAGCAAATCCTGCTGAGCGATTACTGGACCGGACCCCGGTTTGACCAGGTGGCAGCTCTATCTACGTTACTGGCGGATGAGCTTTGCGACACTGGCGTGAACATGGGGCCCAGCGTCGCCAGTAAGTTCTTTCAGCGCTGGCTGACGGCAATGAATATGCGTGGGAAGCTTTATCCCGACCTTATCCCGGATGGCGTGATTGGACCCCGAACTATCACCGCTCTGAAGGGGTATCTTTCTGCCCGCGGGAAAGAAGGCGAGCAGGTGCTGCTGAGAGCACTGAACTGCAGCCAGGGCGCCAGATATCTCGAACTGGCGGAGGGCCGCGAAGCCAACGAGGATTTTCTCTACGGCTGGGTTAAGGAGCGTGTCCTGTGAAGATGATCATTTTCGCTTTGCTCGTGCTGGTGGCCGTGCTCGTTCTGTTACTTCTGCGCAAATATACCCGGCTGGAGTTCGTAGGGCATGCCAGCCTGCTGCTGAAAACGTGGTCTGTAAAGCTGGGAGCTATCGGCGCGCTGGTTGGCATGTGGGCGCAGTCGTTCCCGGATGCTGCGCTGCACGCCTGGGCGGTGCTGCCGCCGGATATCAAAAACATCCTGCCGCCAAACATCGTTGCGTTGATTAGCCCTGCGCTGGTGGTGCTGGCCGTGCTATCGCAATACGTGCGTCAGCCAGCATTGAAAGATAAGGCCGACAAACTGAAGGAACCGCAGCAATGAGCTTCGAAATTATCGCGGGGCTGGTGGTTGTCATCCTTGGTGCTATCGCTGGTGCGTTCGGCATTGGTCATGCACGCGGGAACAGTCAGGCGGAAGCCAAAGCCGATCAGCAGCGTACCGAAGAGAATGCCGCCGCTGCCGTCGCCGCAGCAGAACGTAAGGCAGAAGTCACGAAAGAGGCAAGCGATGTACAGCAAACCGTTAGCCATATGCCTGATGACGATGTTGATCGGGAGCTGCGCGAAAAATTTGCCCGCCCCGGTAGTCGTTGATACGGCCTGCAGCTGGGTGAGGGTCATCTACCTGACCGACCACGATATCGACGTGCTGGATAAGCAGACCAAGCGTGACATCCTGGCGCAAAACAAATCAGTGCAGGCTAACTGCCCGCAACTAACCGGCAGGGTTACGCGATGACCAAGGCAAAGAATATTGAATTTCGACTGAGCAAACTTGAGAAAGGGCCAGACGAGAACGTTCTGGCCATCATGGAGATAAGGTCGAGAGCTATTGCAGGTAGCTTGCTGAAGCAGATTTCCTGCCAGGCGTTGAAAGATCGATAATGTCAGTGAAGATTGCCTTGTAGGCTTTATTTAACTTCTCAACTGTTTTCGGGGTGATATCACTCGTAGGCGGCGCGTCGATACCATCCATTAATTCTATTTCAGCAAATTTTTTCAAAACCTGAAGGACACTCTCTTTTTGTTCTTCAGGCATCGTTTGCACAATAAAAGCAACAACGTTTCTCAGCGCCAGGAGTTGAGCATGAGTTACATAGTAATGATCGATCATATTTTCATTCCTGTTCTGTTGAACTCGGCGATTTAACAGTATAGCGGAGAAATGTTGCCCGCTACTCTGTGGCAACTTTCAATCGTGATGACTGGCAATAGAGGGACTTTTTATGCCCGGAACGGAGTATCTATGAAAGAACGAAAACTCGTAATTGAAATTGATGACAACGCCATTGATTCAGTAATCGAAAAGGTTCGCCTGCTCAAAGAAGAACTGAGAAGCCTCAGCCTGCCGATCAACATCTCTGACGCAGTGCCGGCAGCATTAAAGCCAGAAGAGGAAAGGAACACGCAGGATGCCCGAAGCGTATTCCTTAGCAACCTTGATGCCGAAATTATTCAGGCTTGGTCATCATTGATAGCGCTTTTGAATACACGTCTTGACGCGACCTCCTTCGACTAGGAGCTGCTGCTGGTTTAAGGGTGTTTAGTTCATTCACGGCCTTTGTGAATTTAACCCTCACTTTACTGACGCTATCTGATGGCATCTCGCTGAAGAGGCAAGATATAGCGATAGATAGTACCTCGGTCTCACCTTTGAGTGATTCCAGCTCCTCGACGATTTTCTGGAAAAGTTTCTGATTATCAACAGACATAAAAGCTCCTTATTTTGCTGTGTGGAAACTCAAAGATAAGCGAGCGTAACTTTTTGTAACATCCTGATATTCGATCAGTGCCGCTACCGTGCGGCTTCGATAATGCTCCCCACATCGCACAGAGGTAAGACATGTCAGAGATCACCGCATCCGAGCAAATCCGCCTGGATATCATCAAGAAAGTTAACTACGACACCGCAGCGGCCAAGCTGGCCATTGACTGGGTTGGTGATAGCAATCTGAAAGCTGAGCTATTCGCTGACTCTTTTGATCGTGTCTTCACTGAAAGTGAGATTGTCTCGAAGACCCGCAAGGCCATCCAGGAAGCGACTGAGGCGCTGGCGTTGTTTGATACCGTGACTGAGTAGTCCAGCTAAGGCATTACAGCAGGCACTCGCTGAGCGCCTGTGATAATGCTCAAGGAGCGATTACGTGAACAAAGAGCCCCGTATCTACGGCAGCAAGTGGGACCGAGAGCGTCTTATCTTCCTACGTGCGCACCCCTTATGCGTCATGTGCCAGGAGCAAGGCAGGGTGACAGCGGCAACGGTGGTTGACCATATCATCCCGCACAAACTGAAAGAGGCTCTGCGCTCTGGTGACAGCCAGGCAATCGCGAAGGCGCAAAAGCTTTTCTGGAGCCGGAAGAACTGGCAAGGGCTGTGTAAGCAGCACCACGACTCAACGAAGCAGCGAATGGAGAAGCGTGGCACCGTGATCGGCTGCGATGAAAACGGGATGCCACTGGACCCGGCTTCTCATTGGTTTAAGTGATAACCATTATCAATACAATTCAAATGTGATTGTCATTTGAAATCATTAGCATTCAAATGATATCGATTCTCATCTGAGGGGGAGGGGCGGGTCAAAAGTTCAGAACCTCGAACCTAAATGACCGCCGCCAGTCCTTTTTGTGCACAACCGCGAAATGAAAAGTTTTTTTCAGGGAGGTTCCGATGGCAGGACGACGCCCGAAACCGACCCACCTCAAAGTGGTTACCGGCAACCCGGGCAAACGCAAACTTAACGACAAAGAACCATCGCCAGCGCGAGAAATCCCAAGCCCTCCAGAGCACCTCACTGACTGGGGAAAGGTGGCGTGGGGGAAGCTGACCGTGCTGCTGGATGGCATGGGCATTTTAACCATTGCCGATACGCTGGCGCTCGAACGACTCTGCGATATTTACGCCGACATTCTGCAGCTTCGCCTGACTATTGCTGACGAGGGACGAACTTACACCGTGCAGACAGAGGGCGGGTTTTTGATTAAGGCTAACCCGGCAGTAGCAATGTTGGCGGATGCAGATCGACGTTTTAAAAGTTACCTGGTTGAATTCGGTCTGACTCCGGCCGCCAGAACGAAGGTGAAAGTGGATGGTGGAGAAAAAGAAGAAGACCCGCTCAACCAGTTCTTCGGTTGATCCCGCCACGCAATATGCGCGGGATGTAGACTCCGGGAAAGAAATCGCCGGGCCTGACATCAGGAATGCCTGTAAACGACATCTCAAAGATTTGGAATCCTGCCATGCTCGCGGGTTGGTATGGGATGCTGCAGCGGCGCAGCGTGCCATCGACTTTTTTGCCAAGGTACTGAAGCTCAACGGCGGTGAGCATGAGGGCAAACCCTTTAACCTGCTGCCGTGGCAGTGCTTTATTGTAGGTTCGATATTCGGCTGGAAAAACTCAGACGACTATCGCCGGTACCGCATGGCTTACGTCGAGTCAGGCAAAGGCTCTGGCAAATCTCCACTTGCAGCGGGCATTGCTCTTTACTGTCTGGTTGCCGATAAAGAACCTCGCGCAGAAGTCTACGCAGCGGCGACGAAAAAAGACCAGGCCATGATCCTTTTTCGTGATGCTGTCGCGATGGTGGATCAGTCTCCTGCGTTAGCACAGCGAATAAATAAATCAGGCGGCGCCGGGAAAGAGTGGAACCTTGCGTTTCTTCAGACCGGCTCATTTTTCCGGCCTATCAGTTCGGATGATGGGCAGTCAGGGCCACGCCCACACTGTGCACTGATTGACGAAATTCACGAGCACAAAAACAACCAGGTTGTGGAAATGATGCGCGCCGGGACGAAAGGTCGTCGCCAGGCGTTGATTTTCATGATCACTAACAGCGGCCACGACAAAACCAGCGTCTGCTACGACTATCACGAGTATGGGCGTAAAGTTGCCGAAGGCTCGATTGAGGATGACAGTTTCTTTTCTTTCATTTGCTCCCTGGACGAAGGAGAAGACCCATTCAAGGACGAGTCCTGCTGGAAAAAAGCAAACCCCTCTCTTGGTCATACTTTTACCGATCGCTACCTGCGTGAGCAGGTTACTCAGGCTCGGGGGATGCCGTCGAAGGAAAGCATTGTTCGGCGGTTAAACTTCTGTCAGTGGGTGGATGCCGATAACCCCTGGATGAGTAGCGATGTGTGGATGGGGTGCGAAGAGGACTTTGACCTGCAGGAGCTGCAGGGAGAAGAATGTTATGGCGGCCTGGACCTTTCAGGAACTCGCGACCTTACGTCTCTGGCGCTCTTTTTCCCTAAAAAAAGAAAGCTGCTGGTGGAGTTCTGGACACCAAAAGATACTTTGCTGGATAGAGCGAAAACAGACCGCGTACCTTATGACGCATGGGAACGGGGAGGCCATATTCATACCACTCCCGGAAAGGCGGTGAAATATGGCTTTGTTGCCGAGCGCATTGCTGATCTTTCCATGTTGTTCGATATCAAGGCGATCGCCTTCGACCAGTACCGCATCAAATATCTTGAACCGGAACTGGAAAACGCTTCTGTATCAGTACCGCTTATTCCTCACGGGCAGGGATACTACAAGGCGCAGGATTCAGGACTGTGGATGCCTCATTCCATCGAACTCTTTGAACAGATGCTGGATGATGGCGTAATCATTATTAAAACTAACCCCTGCCTCCGATGGAACGCTGCTTCCGCCGTAACCGAAGCCGACCAAAAAGAAAACCGCATTTTCGCCAAGAAAAAGAGTACTGGTCGAATAGATGGTGTGGTTGCGTCAGCGATGGCAATTGGTGCTGCGGAAGGTTACGAGCCTGATGATGGTGATATTGAGGGCTTTTTTGACGATCCGATCATAGTGGGTATCTGATGGCTAAGAATAAACAGCAACCAGGGCGCGTTAAGAGCGCCCTTTTAAACTGGCTTGGTGTTCCCATAGGCCTGACTACCGGTGAATTCTGGCAGGAGTGGTTCGGGACCAGCAGTAGCGGAAAAGTTGTCACCGCTGACAAAATTATCAGGCTTTCTACCGTCTGGGCGTGCGTGAGGCTCTTGAGTGAGTCGGTATCCACGCTTCCGCTAAAAATTTACGAGAGACAGTCAGATGGATCTAGAAAACTGGCCCAGAATAATCTTGCATACCAGATATTATGCAGGCGCCCTAACCCGGAAATGACACCTTCCCGTTTCATGCTGATGATTGTGGCCAGCATTTGTCTGCGTGGTAATGCTTTTGTCGAAAAGTTTTTCATTGGTAACAAGCTGGTATCAATGGTTCCGCTTCTACCACAGAAAATGGTTGTAAAGCGACTCGATAGCGGAAAATTACAGTACACCTACACGGAAAATGGCGTTCCGCGGATCATTCCTGTAGACAGGATGATGCATATTCGTGGGTTTGGTCTCGATGGCGTGTGCGGCATGATGCCGACAATGGCCGGGGTTGACGTTTTCGGCGCTGCTATGTCGGTTGATGAAGCCGCGGCAAAAATCTTCGAAAATGGCCTGCAAAGTACCGGTTTCCTGTCTTCAAAAACGGCGCTTAATAAGGAGCAGCGAGAAAGATTGCGTCAAAACCTTCAGTCTTTTATTGGTTCTAAAAACGCCGGGAAACTGATGGTTCTGGAAAATGAACTGACTTACCAGAATGTCACTATGAACCCGGAGGCCGCGCAACTCCTTGAAAGCCGTTCATTCAGTATTGAGGAAATTTGTCGCTGGTTTCGTGTACCGCCATTTATGGTCGGCCATACGACAAAACAATCCAGCTGGGCTTCGAGTCTTGAAGGGATGAACATGCTGTTCCTGACTCATACCCTGCGTCCTCTCCTGGTCAATATTGAGCAGGAAATATCGCGTTGTCTTCTTAACAGTGATGAGGACTTGTTTGCTGAGTTCTCCGTTGAAGGGCTTCTGCGCGCCGATAGCGCGGGTCGTGCTGCTTACTATACCAGCGCACTGCAGAATGGCTGGATGTCTCGCAATGACGTTCGCCGTCTTGAAAACATGCCGCCGATTGAAGGGGGCGATATTTACACCGTTCAGCTCAACCTGACGCAACTGAAAAATCTCGAAAGCAGCAACCCTGCTGTTCAGGCTCTGGCTTTGCGAGAGCTGCATAACCACGTATTCCCAGACATTTCCTTTGAACAATCTCCGCTGAAACAGGCCGCATAGGAGCGCTTTCCTGATGAGCAAAAAACAACTTCCGGTGGCGCCGGCGGGTCGCCCCTGCGCGCGCGTTACCTGTGAAACATTACCGTCCGCACTGGACCGCTGGGACGGTGGAATCAAGGCGGCGGCCACCGACGATAACAGTATTTCTGTTTTTGATGTTATAGGGCAGGACTACTGGGGTGAAGGGATAACAGCTAAACGTATTGCCGGTGCGCTTCGGGCGATGAACGGCGCCGATGTTACGGTGAATATCAACTCGCCGGGCGGCGACATGTTCGAAGGTCTGGCTATTTATAACCTCCTCCGTGAATACGAAGGCCGTGTAACGGTGAAGGTGCTGGGCATTGCCGCCAGTGCCGCTTCAGTAATTGCGATGGCCGGGGATGATATTCAGATTGGCCGCGGTGCATTCCTGATGATCCACAACTGCTGGGTGTACGCGATGGGAAACCGCCTTGACTTTGCTGAACTGGCACAGTCACTGGAACCATTCGATACCGCAATGGCTGATATCTACGCGGCGCGATCAGGCCTTGATATTGCCGCCGTTCAGAAACTGATGGACGCCGAAAGTTATATCGGTGGCAGCGATGCTGTGGCGAAGGGACTGGCAGACAGCCTGCTTTCTGCTGATGCGGTCAGCGACGGCGACGAATCACCTGCAGCTGCGCTTCGCAAACTTGATGCACTGCTGGCGAAAACAAATACCCCCCGGTCTGAACGCCGGAAATTAATCAAAGCTTTAACTGGTAACACGCCGGGCGCTGTTACCGATCCCGATGGTATGCCGCGCGCTACCCAACCCAACCCTGAAATTTTAGCTGAGCTGGATGTCGCATTAAGCGGCCTGGCTAACGCATGCCAGTAACGGAGAACGTATGTCTGACGTAAACGATATTCTGAAAAAAGTAACTGCCTCCATTGAAGAGGCGACCAGCAAATTCAACGCCAAGGCTGAGGATGCTCTGAAGGAGGCGCAGAAGTCCGGCAGGCTTTCTGAAGAGACAAAGGCTTCAGTGGATAAGATGGCGACTGAACTTAACGCCATGCGCGAGGCAGAAAAGTCCCTCAAAGCCGCACTCGGCGAACTGGAGCAGCATGTTGCGCAGATGCCGCTGGCAAATGCTGCAAAAGTGGTCGAAACCGTAGGGCAGGTGGTGATTAACTCAGAAGCACTGAAAACCTTTTCGGCGAGCGTGGAAGGCGGCAAGCGCCTTAGTATTCCGGTTAATGCAGCCCTGCTTTCGACAGGCGTTGCTGATGGTGTTGTTGAGCCCCAGCGTTTGCCGGGTATCGATACCATGCCCAAACAGCGACTGTTTATCCGTGACCTGATTGCTCCTGGTCGTACCGGCGCGCCTGCAATTTTCTGGGTGCAACAAACCGGGTTTACTAATGCGGCAAAAGTTGTCGCAGAGGGTACCCCCAAACCGTACAGCGATATTCAGTTTGCAACCAAAATCACCCCGGTCACCACCATCGCGCATATGTTCAAGGCGTCCAAGCAGATCCTGGATGACTTTGCCCAGTTGCAGTCGACGGTCGACGCGGAAATGCGCTACGGCCTGAAGTATGTGGAGGAACAGGAAATTCTGTTCGGAGACGGTACCGGCGTTCATCTTCACGGCATTGTTCCACAGGCAACTGCCTTTGCTGCCGCTTTTGAAGTCGAGCAGCAGAACGGCATTGATGATCTGCGTCTCGCTATGCTTCAGGCGCAGCTGGCGCGCTTCCCGGCGTCCGGTCACGTTCTGCACTTTATTGACTGGGCGAAGATTGAGCTTACAAAGGACACGCTGGGTCGCTATATCCTGGCAAACCCGGCGGCGCTGACCGGGCCCACCCTGTGGGGGCTGCCGGTGGTGGCGACCGAAGCGCCGGCATTCCAGGGTAAGTTCCTGACCGGTGCATTCAACGCGGCGGCGCAGCTCTTCGACCGTGAAGATGCCAATGTTGTCATTTCTACTGAGAACGCCGACGACTTCGAGAAGAACATGATCTCGATCCGCTGTGAAGAGCGACTGGCATTGGCAGTAAAACGGCCGGAGGCATTTATTTACGGCTCCTTCACTGTACCGGTTGCTGGCGGTCAGTAATTTCTCTGGCGGCCTACGGGCCGCACTTTTCGGGGTAATAACATGAAACTTATCGCGGTGAAACCGATTTACTTTGGCGGGGTAGTGGTGACGGAAGGCGAGCCACTGGAGACTCTGGAACAGCATGGCCGTGAGCTGGTTAAAAAAGGTTATGCACGGCTGGTAGATGTTGATAATTCTGCGCAGCCGGAACAGCCGGAACAGCCGGAACAGCCGGAACAGCCGGAACAGCCGGAACAGCCGGAAACTGTGCCAGAGAAGAAGGCTAAAAAATAATGTTAGAACTTGAAGTGGTTAAAGAGCACTGTCGCATTGAGCCTGACTTTACCGATGACGACTCACTATTGACCCTCTACATCGGAGCTGCTTCTCGTTACGTCGAAACATGGACTCGTCGCAAAATGTATGAGTCCGAAACCAGCGAGGGGTATGCAGATGATCCTGATTCAATTCTCCCTGGCGATGATGTGAAAGCAGCGATGCTTCTGCTTATCGGTCACTGGTACGAAAACCGTGAAACGGTCTCTGTCGGTCAGGCTGCTACAGATATTCCGTTTACTGTCGAGGCACTTCTCCAGCCTTACAAAATTTATGGTATTTAAGCGGGGGAATTATGCAGGCAGGACGATTACGGCACCGGGTCACCATTCAGAACTTCACAACCTCCAGAACGCCTTCAGGTCAACCGATTGAAAAATGGGAAGATGGGAAAACCATCTGGGCCGAGGTTAAGGGTATAAGCGGTCGTGAGCTGTTAGCCGCTGGCGTAGAGCAAGCTGATGCGACAATCCGAGTCTGGGTGCGTTTTCGTACAGATATCTCAGCTTCTTCCCGCCTGAAAGTACGCACTGGCCCGTTTAAAGGCGCTGTTCTTAACGTTACCGGGCCTCCGGTTCCGGACATCAAAGGTACCCGGCTGGAAATTCTCTGCAAACAGGGGGGCGAAAAATGATTGATGTGAATCTGGATTTTTCCGGGCTGCAGGATATCGCCCGCGATCTGCAAACGCTCAGCAAGGCCGAAAATAATAAAGTTCTCCGGGAGTCGACCCGTGCTGGTGCCGAATTGCTCCGCGAGGAGGTGATTGATCGCGCTCCTGAGAAATCCGGAAAACTGAAGAAAAACGTTGTTGTCGTCACCCAGAAAAGTCGCCGTCGCGGTGAAATTTCATCTGGGGTGCATATTCGTGGCGTTAACCCGCGAACTGGTAACAGCGACAATACAATGAAGGCCAGCAACAAGCGGAATGCGTTTTACTGGCGCTTCGTGGAGTTGGGAACATCTACGGCGCCTGCACATCCGTTTGTTCGCCCAGCTTTTGATACCCGCATGGAAGAAGCTACGCAGGTGGCGATGCAGCGGATGAATCAGGCTATCGAGGAGGTGTTATCAAAATGACAGAGGATAATCTCTATGACCTGCTGTCTTCGCTGGCAGACGGGCGGGTTTATCCGTATGTGGTGCCGCTAGGCAGCGACGGACTTCCTGCAGTTTCCACTCCCTATGTCATTTTCTCGATACCGACTGATGTTGCCGGGGATGTTTTCTGCGGCCAGGCAGAGTCGACACTGCGCATTCAGGTTGATGTATGGGCTGAAACGAATGACGAAGCCAGAGCGTTACGCCTGGACGCCCTGGCTCGCCTGCAGGTTCTTTCACCTGTCGAGGTGACAAAAATTCCTGGCTACGACACGACAACCCATCTTCATCGGGCAACCCTCGAAATAACGGTTATTGCCTGACAAAAACCAATCCAATCCGACCGCCGCTGGCGGTTTTTTCATTTATGGAGGCTGCGATGTCAGCACTATTTGAACGTGCCCAAAAAACGGTAGTAATGATTACCTCTGTGCCGGTCACTGCGGCAGAGCTGGATACGGCAACCTGGTTAAACCTGAGTTGCACTATCAAACAGGCCAGCTTTACCGCTGGTCAGAAAAACGATATTGACGTGACAGTGCTGTGTTCGGATGAAACGGAAAATATCAACGGCCTTCCGGCTCCGTCTGAAATGTCACTTTCCGGTAACTTCTACCGCAACCCGGCGCAGGATGCACTTCGTGAAGCATATGATAACGACGGGGTTTATGGGTTTAAGGTTATTTTCCCGTCTGGTAATGGATTCCTGATGCGCGCTGAGGTACGTCAGCACACCTGGGATTCTCAAACCAATGGCGTGGTTGCTGCAACGTTCTCGCTGCGTCTGAAAGGTAAACCCACCAATATTAACGCCCCAGGAGTTCTGTCGTTTGCTACTGACCTTCCGGCGTCCCAAACGGTCGCGGCAGGAAGCGCCCTGACCATGGGCGTGGTCGTCCAGGGCGGTACGGCACCTTATACCTACGCCTGGAAAAAGGGCACCTCGACGATCAGCGGCCAGACCAGCGCAACGTTTACGAAAGCCAGCGCTGTATCCGGTGATGCCGGGGTTTATTCCTGCGTGGTTACTGATGCCGATGGCACTGTGATCACTTCTTCTGATTGCACCGTCACCATCAATTAACGGAGCGCCGGGAGACCGGCGATAAAATTAATGTCAAAACCGAGTCTTAAAGCACTGGCACTGGCACCGATGGCGGGCTTTCGTAAAAAAGAAGTCTCCGTTCCAGAGTGGGATAACGCCAAAGTCATCATTCGTGAGCCATCAGCAGAAGCCTGGATTCGCTGGCAGGGCATTGCCAGCCCGGAACCACCCAAACTACCGGAAGGGCAGGAGCCCCAAGAGGCACCAGAACTGACCCCTTCAGAACGAGCCTTCCGCACGATGCGGGCCGACGTCACGCTTTTCATCGATATTTTGCTGGATACCGACCTGCAGCCCGTCTTTACTGTCGATGACACCGAACAGGTTGAAGCGATCTATGGCCCTGTGCATTCCCGGCTGTTGAAGCAGGCACTTGATCTCATTCGTGACGCGGATGATGCTAAAGCAAAGTAAAAATGCCTGGCATGCAGTTCCTGATGGCGCTGGCGCTCCGGATGGGCCGCACGCTGGGCGAACTGCGACAAACCATGACGGTTGGCGAATTCAGGATGTGGGCTGAGTACGATCGTATCAGCCCAATCGGCGATATTCGCGGCGATATCCTCAATGCTCAGCTGGTATCTTCGGTTTACGGAGCGCAGGGCGTTAAAGTCACCATTGAAGATGCTCAGCTTCAGTGGAGCACAGAAGAGATTGAGGTAAACGACGGCGGCGATCCCTTTGCAGGATTAGAGGCTGCATTACTTTCAGCAGCCAAATAGTAGAAGCCATGCCTTCATTAATCTAAGTATTTTCATAAAGCAAGGTCAGGTAGTCTGGATTTTTGTGATTTTTCTGTGATATTGTGTTTCTGATTGAAACAAAGGGAACTTATCTAATGAAAAAAATTTTTACGGTGTTATTTGGCGCATATCTACTTACTGGTTGCGCCACTATAGTTGGTGATGATACGCAGCTCGTTCAAGTCAATAGTGATCCTGCAGGGGCTGACTTCCAAATCAAGGATGATGCAGGGCGAGTCGTTGCGCAGGGCAAAACACCTCAAGGCGTTACTCTGGCAAAATCTGATGGGAGTTATTTTGGTAAAAAGAACTATCAGGTAACACTATCTAAGGATGGTTATTCAGCAGTTACACTACCTATTAAAGCTAGCGCCAATGGTTGGTACATTGGTGGAAATATCGTGTTTGGTGGATTAATTGGATGGTTGGCAGTTGATCCTTTCAATGGCGGAATGTATACGCTGAAGCCTAAAGAAACAAATGCTATTCTTGCACCTCAAGCTAAATAAGTTAAAGGTGTATTAAGGCTCACTTAACTCAGCAAAACACTTATACGAATTTTTATAAACCGCTTCGGCGGTTTTTTTTCGTCTGTGGGGAAAGAAATGGCAACCTTACGTGAGCTTATTATAAAGGTTTCTGCAAACTCTCAGTCTTTCCAGACCGAGATTTCCCGCGCATCACGCATGGGGTCTGACTATTATAAGACAATGCAGAATGGTGGCCGTCAGGCCGCAATCGCAGCAAAGGAAAGCCAAAAGGCACTTTCCGAGTTAACGGATGGATTTGCTTCTGCTGGTCGGGCCGCTACGGCAGCAGCAGCTGCATTTGCTACTGGTAAATTAGTTCAAATTGCTGACCAGTGGAACTCCGTAAACGCGAGACTTAAACAGGCTTCGGTTTCCTCAAACGATTTCACTTTATCTCAGACTCGTTTAATGGCGATTAGCCAGAGTACGGGTACTGCTTTTACTGATAACGCCAATTTATTTTCACGCGCTGCTGCATCTATGCGTGAATTTGGCTATAGCTCTGATGAAGTGCTAAAAATAACTGAGGCGGTATCCACGGGTCTCAAGCTCTCTGGTGCAAGTACAGAAGAAGCCGGTTCTGTTATTACCCAGTTTAGCCAGGCGCTTGCTCAGGGTGTTTTGCGTGGCGAAGAGTTTAACGCGGTTAACGAAGCTGGGGATCGTGTCATCCGTGCCCTGGCTGCTGGTATGGGGGTTGCCCGAAAAGATCTTAAAGCGATGGCTGACCAGGGGCAACTCACGATTGATAAAGTCGTACCAGCATTAATCAGCCAGTTAGGTGTGTTAAAGGGGGAGTTTTCCTCGTTACCGCCGACAGTGTCCGGCTCAATGCAAAAAGTCACTAACTCGTTTATGGCATGGGTCGGTGGGGTAAACCAGGCGACTGGTGCAACAGACGCACTTTCTGGCGGTCTTGATGGGCTGGCAGGTACGCTGGATTCACTTACATCTTCTGCTGTCAGCGGGGCCCTCAGTGACGTAGCAGATAATATGTCACTGGTTACCACCGCTGCAGGTGGTCTGGTTGGGATTGGATTAGCACGGTATCTTGGCGGGATTGTTACCAGCGCAAGCAGTGCTACTGGCGCACTTATCTCAGCGGCAAAATCTGAGGTAGCTCTTGCAGTCGCTCAGGAAAAAGCCGCGCAATCTTCTGTTGCCGCTTCCCGCGCCGCCGTTTACCGCGCCCAGCAAGCCCTTCAGAGTGCTAAAAGTGCAGATGTTCAGGCTGCACAACAGGAGAGGGTTGCGGCCGCAGAAGCTAAGGTTACTGCTGCGCAAGGTCGATTGACCACAGCTCTCTCCACCGGAACAGCTACAGAAAAAGTACGAGCACGAACAGCTCTGGAGCGGGCTCAGGCGGGGCTTGTAGCTGCAAAAAATGCCGATGCACAGGCTATTGCAGAAAGAAAACTTGCCGCAGCACAAGCGGCGCTTAACCGTAATATTTCAGGCAGGATTTCTGCTCAAAATAACCTTAACAGCGTTACCTCTGTCGGCACCCGGTTAATGAGCGGGGCTCTTGGGCTGGTCGGCGGTATACCCGGGTTAGTTATGCTGGGTGCTGGCGCATGGTACGCTATGTATCAAAGCCAGGAACAAGCAAGAAAATCAGCTCAGGAGTATGCCAGCCAAATAGATCAAATCAGAGAAAAAACCTCCTCAATGACCCTGCCTGAGGTCGATAGTAATCGCAGATTATCGGTTGAGGCGATGCAGGAACAAAAGCGCCTAATCGAAGAACAAGAAAGGAGCGTTAAAAGTCTTAACGGACAAATAAAGGATTTAAATGAAAGTAGAAGCAAGCCAGGTATTACTCAAGAAAATGAATTGAATATTACAAAGGCTATCGCAATTCTTACCGAACAGGTTGTCGTAGAAGAAGACAAACTACGGCAGATGCGAGAAAAGGCAAGTGATATACTAAAGGCACAGGAGGAACAAGAAAGAAGAAGAAACGATCTTATAAAAGAAAGAGCATGGCGGCAAAATTCTGAATACCAGAACCTTGTAATGATGACTGGTAAGTATTCCGAAGTTAACCGTTTACTTGGATTGGGGAATCAGCTTTTAATGGAAAGGCAAGGGCTGGTTAACGTGCCAATGCGAATGCCTCAGGCTGATTTAACATCACAGCAAGCCAATGCTCTGGAAAAAAGCCGTCAGGACCTTGAACTATCAAAGCTTAAAGGAGAAGCAAGGGAGAGAGCCCGGTTAGGTTATGCCGCTGACGAATTAGGGCTCAAGGATGAACCTCAGTTTAAAACTAACCGCGATCTGTATATTAATCAGGGGTTGGCGAAATGGCGAAATGATGAATCCAATAAACCCACCCGGAAAGCGCCAAAAAGCGAAGAGGTTAAAGCGGCTGAAAAGACAGAAGACGTTTACAAGCGCCTTATTAAACAGCAGCAGGAACAAATTGCCTTGGGAAGCCAGAATACCGAACTGGCTAAAATGAAATATCAGGTGACGCAGGGGGAGTTAGCCTCTCTAGAGCAAGCCAAAAAAGAAATAATCCTGCAAAATGCTGCACTAATCGATCAGAAAAACATTGCTGAACAGTTGCAAACGTTCCGTGACGGGCTGGCTGACAGTAATGCCGCTGCGCGTGACCGGGGGAATATAGATTTTCTTGGCGCCGGGATGGGAGATAAAGCCCGCGACCGCATGAAGGAAATGGCGGATATTCGCACTGACTTCCGTAAGCAGCAGGATGAGCTTCAGCGTGACTTTAACAAGAAGCAAATTTCTGAAGACCAGTACAAACAGCAAACGGAAGCGCTGCAGGCGGCGCTTGCTGAACGGTTAGCGATTCAGGAGGACTACTACAAAAAGACCGATGAACAGCAGTCAGACTGGCGCACGGGGATCAGCGATTCCCTGATGAACTATGCCGATCAGGCTTCTGATCTGAGTTCAATGGCTGCCACTGCAACCAGCGAGATTCTGGATGCCACCACTAACTCTATCTCCAACAACCTGACAAACGTCCTGACAGGCGCTGCTTCTTTTAAAGATGGGATGTCTAATATTTTCTCTTCCCTGGGCGAAACGGTGATTAAGACGCTGATCCAGATGGCAACACAGGCGTTAATCACCAAAGCAATTATGGCGTCATTTGGCGGCGGAGCGGGTGGGTTGTTCGGTAGTCTTTTTGGCGGTGCCAGCGGTGCGGCAAGTAGTGGTACCGCTATTCAAAGCGCGGGAGCTAATTTTTCATTTAACGCTCTCGGAGGCGTTTACGATTCTCCGTCACTTTCTGCCTACAGCAATGGTGTTTACAGCACTCCCCAATATTTTGCGTTTGCGAAAGGGGCAGGTGTATTCGGGGAGGCTGGGCCGGAAGCCATCATGCCCCTTACCCGTGGCGCTGATGGTTCGCTGGGGGTCAGAGCTGTTGGGCGGGAATCACCGGCGGTACAGAACGCTGCGAAGCAGATCCAGGCACAGCCACGAATTGCTGTCAGCGTAGATGCCAGAAGTACGTTCACCGGTAAACCGGATGACATAACGATGCAGGCAATTGAGCGAAGGAATGACGCTCTGGAACAGCGGATAGTTAACACCTTAACCGCCGAAGTAAATAACCCCCAGAAGAAATTCGGTCGGGCTATTTATTCAAATCTCCAATCTAAAAAACCAAGATAGACCTGCCCGGAGGGAATATTCATGGCAGATATTTTCTACCCGGATGAATACCTGCCCATGCCGCTTATGGACGGGTACGGGTTTAAGCCCATATCACCTTTACTGCGAACTGAGATGACGTCCGGTCGCGCTCAACAACGAAGGCGATATACCTCAACACCCACCCAGGCATCAGTTAAATGGATTTTTAAAACTGATGCTCTGGCGCAGGTGTTTGAGGCGTTTTTCAGGGATGCGCTTAAAGATGGCCAGTCCTGGTTCTATCTGAAACTCCAGACTCCCATCGGGGTAAAGCCCTATAAAGCCAGGTTCGTGGATATTTACGAAGGGCCGACGCTGGTCGCGCCAAAATACTGGCAGTACAGCGCAACGCTGGAATTATGGGAACGCCCGTTACCGCCTTCTGGCTGGGGGAATTACCCGGAATGGCTGGCTGGCCAGTCGTTACTGGATATTGCGCTAAACAGAGAGTGGCCGAAGCATGACAATTCTTGAGCGACTATATGCCAGCAGCGGATCGGAGGTTATTCACGATACGCTGCAGATATCAGCAGGCGATGATAACTACTGGCTAACCAGTGGCTGGGATGACGTTTCAGTGACGCTGGAAAATGGTCAGCCGGTGACGTTTGATGCCAGCGCGATAGATATCGCCTTACCAGCCAGGAACGCCGATGGGACACAGGATTTAAAGTTTGCTATCAGCAATATTGACGGACGGGTTTCAGAGGCGATCGATAAAATTCTGGATGAAATGAAATCAGCCACGCTGACATTCCGGCGGTACATTTCATCCGATCTGTCTGCTCCGGCATCATCACCGTATACGCTCGATATCAAATCCGGCTCCTGGACGCCGACAGCAGTTCAGGTCACGGCAGGCTATATGAATGTCCTCAAAACAGCCTGGCCCCGTAAACGTTACAACCTCGCCGAGCATCCGGGCTTACGTTACTAACCTGAGGCAAATATGTTTAATCCTGATAAATACCGTTCTGTTAAATGGCAGAAGGGCGGTAGAGCCTACCCGCTACTCGACTGCTTCGGCATTGTGAATGAAATACGCAGCGACCTTGGGCTACCTGAATGGCCGGATTTTGCAGGTGTGACCAAAGACGGCGGGGGCCTCGACCGGGAAGCGAGAAAGCTGATGCTTTCGCTGAAACGTTGTGCCCCGTGTGAAGGCGCCGGAGTTGCTTGCTATTCGGGTTCAACGGTTTCCCATGTTGGGATTGTTGTGATGCTCGATAACCAGCTGCAGGTCGCGGAATGTAATCCAGGCTCGGGGGTTACGTTTCTGCCACTGTCGCGATTTATCCGTCGCTTTAACCGCGTGGAGTTCTGGCAATGACGATAAAGTTTTACCCGTCCCGGCTACCGGGTGAACCCCTTGAAACGCACGAGCATGGTGTGCTGACGCTGCATGAGTGGATGAGCAGAAATGTCCCGAGCTATTCACAGGATAAAACTCATCCTGTCGTGATCGAGCTGAACGGCCAGGCAGTCCCCCCGGCGGAATGGCCGTTATGTTTGTTGCGGCCAGACAGTGACGTGCGGATATATCCCATTCCTTATGGCACGGGTCTTGAAATTGCCGCGTGGGTTTCGGTGGCCGTATCCATTGCGTCTACGGCCTATGCATTATTCTTTGCCCCAAAACCAGAGCTGGGCGGCTTTTCATCCAGTAACGCTTCATCGCTGGATCTGAATCCGGCTAAAGCCAATACAGCGAAGCTTGGCGATCCCGTTAGGGAGGCTTTTGGGCGAAACCGGATTTACCCGGATTACCTGGTGCAGCCGGTAACGCGATTCGACCCCGCGGATCCCACCAGAATGACGGTAGAAATGTTTGTCTGCCTTGGATATGGGCGTTTCTCCTATACCGGTGGAGATTTTCGGGTAGGAGAAACTCCGGCGCTGACCTTAGGCGAGGGCTTTTCATATACCAGCTATGGGCCCGGCGATAATGTGGCCGGGGATCGTCGCAGCGAGATATGGTTCAACTCAACGGAAGTTGGGGGAACGTCGAGCGGCAGCGGCCTAGATATGGCTCAGACTGCCCCTGAAGCCAGTGATATCGTTGCTGATGCCATGACCGTCAGCGGTGCCTCTGTCTCGTTTTCTGGCCTCGATGTCGATGATGATAATGATGAAGACGAGGATGAGAATAAACTTCCTCCTGGCTGGATCGCCGGTGCAATTGTCACCCTGAAAGCGCCAGTGAATTATCAGGTATCCATCGAGGGCGGTTTTAACGTTCTGACAGGCGACGTCGTGTCAGAGATTGCGCCATTCAGCGGAATGCCTGTCACCCTAACGTTTAACGGTACTGACTATGACCTGCAGATCGCCACGTATACCCCTCACCAGAACGCCGTTCCGGGAACAGGGGGAGCGACTGCGGTATTACGCGCCAGTGCGTCGCCGTCCACGTATGACTTTACGACAACCAGCCAGACCTTTGCTCTGACCTGGCAGGGTATCACCTATACCATATCTCTGGTCGCCAACTACGGCACAATGTCTGGCTTGCTCGCAGCGATTAATGGGGGGTTGAATGGTTCGGGGCTCATTGCTCAGGATGATGGCGGCGTGATACGTATCGTCGAGATCTCCAGCCCCTGGCGTGGCGGTTCCATTACGTCATCTTTCCTGCCTGCGTCAGTATTTGGTGACAGCCCGGTATTTACTGCTGGTGCAGCCTCCAGCGGCGGAAGCCCTGCGGTAACAGCCAGCGTCACGCTGGCATACGATTCTGGCACTGCCTTTTCCGGATTGCCGGAAGGAACCCAGCGGATTTCCCTGGCGCATCGTGGCAACGAATACCAGATAGCGTCTACTGATGGCCCCTCTGCGACCGTACAGCGTGTGGTTAATGGTGTCGTTGACAGCACCTGGTCAGGCTTTATGACCCGTACCGTCGTGGATTTTGCCGCGTCTGGTATTAACGATAATGAAACCTGGCTAGGCCCCTTTCTGGCCTGCCCGCAAAATGAAGTTGTGGACGCCTTCGAGGTCAACTTTGCTTTCCCAAACGGAATTTGCGGGTTCCAGAACAACGGGAATAAGCGGGTCCGCCATGTCGAGTATGAAATCCAGTATCGCGTTTATGGTTCCGGATCAGGGTGGACGAGTAAGCCAGGGGTTTACGCGCTTAAAAACGTTAATGGCCTCGGTTTTACAGAGCGTTTTGATCTGTCCTCTCCCGGGCTGGTGGAGGTTAGATGCCGCCGCCGTAACGAGCAGGGGAGCAACAACGCGAGAGACAGCATGTTCTGGCAGGCGCTCAGAGGTCGTTTACTTTCCCGTCCAACCTCCTACGCAGGGATATCAACAATAGGGATCACGGTTGAAACCGGCGGCCAGCTGGCGGCGCAGTCAGACAAGCGTGTGAGTGTTGTCGCCACGCGAAACTATGATGGCGGTGGTGACAGGACAATCAGCGGTGCGTTCCTGCATCTTGCCCGCAGTCTGGGATATCGCGACGACCAGATCGACATTGCGGCGCTCAGTACGCTGGAGGCTACCTACTGGACGCCAAGGGGAGAATATTTTGATCACCAGGCAAGCAGTGACAGCACATCAGCAAAGGATATTTTCGACAAAATAGCCGAGGCTGGCATGGGGTATTTTCTGCTATCTGACGGGTTGCTTTCTGTCGGGAGAGAGGGCGTCAAAAGCTGGACAGGGATCATTACACCTCAGGATACCGTCGAGGAAATGCAGACGTCATTCAGGGTCCCGTCGGAGGATGATTTTGATGGCGTGGATGTGAAATATATCAACCCTGTGACCTGGGCGGAGGAAACCGTACAGTGCCGGACGCCGGAAAATCCTTTTCCGCGCAAAACGGAGGCATACACCATTGATGTTGCCATGACTGCAGATCGCGCCTGGCGTATCGGGATGCGTCGCTTAATGAAATATCTTCACCAACGCCGAACGTATACGGCTACGACTTCAATGCTGGGATGGTGTCATGACTTCGGTGATCACATCATTTTGTCCGACGACATTCCAACCGGGAAAACCCAAAGTTGCCTGATTGACGCGATGATTTACGACTTCCAGGAAATTACGCTGCACGTTACGGAGCCACTGGACTGGAGCTACGCGAATCCTCGCTGCTGGATACAGTTTCAGGACGGTCGACCATCATCGCGAATGCTCACGCCGCAACGGGTAGATGATTTCACGCTGACGGTGCCGTACAACGACGACCTGCATCCCGGCGACTGGATTATGGACGACCCAGATATTGATCTGCCGAAGTTATTGTTCTGCGACAGTGAAAAGGGTGCGCGGCATGGGATAGTCCAGGAGGTTGCCCCATCAGGTGACAGCAACTGTCAGATTACTGCACCTGAATATAAAGAAATTTTCTACCAGTACGACGACGCCACATACCCCGGCGACGTCGCCTAAAACCACAAATTCCCCTAATTAACTCTTTTCGCTCAAACCCTCGTTTGCGCGAAGCCTCTTTTTTGGAGCAAAAACATGGCCGAACTTAACCCGCCGTTGGGAACGACGACGCCTGAAATCTTCCTGGATAACGTCAAGCGCGCTGACGAACTGGTGAACGGTCCGGCCGGAACGATTAACGATCGCGGCGGTGAACCACTCGATACCTGGCGCCAGATGATGGCGAAAAACGATGAGGTCAGGCAGAACCTGATCCCGCTCAGCAAGCAGTATGCGACGCTGGCGGCGGCACAGGCGGACATCGCGAATATTCCGGTGGGCTCGACCACGTATTACCGCAGCCCGGTAGGCTGCAGCGCGCTCGCAATCGAGGTGATGAACGTTGCCGGGACGCTGCAGCCTACCGGGCGGAAAATGCCATCTCAGGTGGCGGTTGATAACAGCATTCTTATTTCAGCCAGACTTGCATCAGATTCTGCCGCACGCCAGGCGCTGTTACATGGCATGAGCATGCCGGAACGCCGGGCACTGGCCGCAGACTTTAGTCAGTATCTCGGCCAGTTTGCTGCAGGTGGATCGTCAGTACTTAATGGTTCTGCGACCTGTGCTGACATGACGTTACTTAACATACAGTCATTTTCGACATCCTTTGCTACCGCTGCGTGTATTTTGACGATTACCGGTGCAGGAAGAACATTATTCCGGCGTGGTTTTTTTAACGGTGAATCCCTTGCCGATGGTGTGCTGAGCACTCCTTTTTTTGATGTATCTGTTCGTTCAGCATTGATCAACAGCGTCATCGGTAACAATTCCGCAGCGACCTGGGTACTGGAAGGCACAATGCGCCTTCCCCGAGCATATTCCACATCCGAATCCAGGGTATTGCGTGACAGAGAAAATCGTATTGCTGTGGGTATTGCCTCCGCAGCCTATACCTATACCACTGATACCATTACTTTTGATGCCGCTGCAGGTGTTGTTCGTATTGTGGTGGCACAGGGGAAGATGACCAGCGCAGGGTTTGAGAATACGGCTGCCGGTGCCCAGGCTTATTTCTGGCAAACCTACGGGGACCTGATACTTAGCCAAAAATCGACCGTGACGCAACAACTTCCGGAATACACCCTGTTTTTTGCCGAACCCGGAAATATCACGGTGGCAACAGATCAGAACTGCACCGCTACTATTCAGATCACTAAAAAACTGGTACTGGATACCGGCGCAATGCTGGCCCGTGCAGTAGCGGCCGATCTTCGTTCGCAGAATGCCCGATATGCTACCGATAAATACAGGGACCTGGTTACGGCCCTCAAAGACTATAAATACCACCTTGGGGCAGTGGGTAACTATGGTTCATCCGTCAACTTCAGCGCCAATTTCGCCGGTGACAGTATTTTCAGCCTCGATAAATTATCGCTATCGGCGAATATTCGCCGGGCTGTAATGAGTCTTGTCGATGCAGCAGGTACAGCTTCAACTGTCACTCTTCTGGAAGGTGAATCTATAACCGGGCACACCATTAATTCGCCCTATGTCGACTTTGTTCTACAACCTGTCGGAATCTACAGCCTGTCTGTCAATACTGACACGGGAAGAACGATATTTAAAATCCCTGTCACTCTTCCGGGAGCGCTGCCCGCTGATTCAACCCGTATCATCCGTGACAGAACCGACTACTTCGGAGCCTATACCCCCTCCACCCTGTATAGCGGAACGACAAGGGGGATTACCTATGAAGCGGCAACCGGCAGTCTGATTATGGCTGTCATGAATGCTGATGTCGTCCTGGCGGGATATGCACTTACCACTGCCGGTGTTATTCAGTATGTCACTGAGAAACTCGCTGGATATGTTTTCAGCCAGGTAAGCGCAACCGTTGCCACCCGGCCTTTCAGTAATCTTTTCCGGGCCAGTGCCGGGGCGGTTTCACTGACCACCGATACGGCTGTCACTCTGACAGGAAATTTCTACGGAGCGAAAATGTCTTCTGATGGTTTGACGACTTACCAGCGTTATGAGGCGGTGGTAAAGAACAACAGTGGATCTGCAACCGGCCTTCGCCCTGTCAGGGTGAAATGCAAGTTCAAGGCAGGCGAAGTTCCAAACGACAAATGTATTGTGGTGACGGATATCGACGGACAAGTCTATCCCTGCCAGTGGGCCGGGGAGCCGGACTTTAATCCCCGCCGTGGTCGGACCCTGAGTTACTGGGGGGATGATTCTCTTCGTAGCGGTGAACTGCTTATCTTGGATAATCTTGCCGCCGGACAAGCTAAAAAGTACATCATCAAAGCATTCCCGACAGAGCAGACAGCATCATCGGTAAATCACACCGTACAGGAAACGAGCACGAGTTTTCTGGTTACAGCGGATGATGGAACCCAGGTCCGCTTTGACAGCATCGTAGGATGGCTCCCTTACAAGCTGAACAGGGACGGCATGACGTACACGGCAATTTGCCAGCAGCTGCTGATCAGGCTTTCAGCTGGCGCCTGGTCTATCTTCGCCGTGAATTATCAGGATGCAAAGTACACAGTCATCAGTGACGGGCCGGTGTTTACGGAAGTCGAAACCACGTTTACGAATGGTGTGGCCGGTGATAATCAGGAAATATCGGCGGGTTTGCTGAAATTCACCTACCGTACGAAGATTTTCCGTAATGGTTATATCCAGATTGATGCGGCGGTGCGACTGACGACGGATATGGCTGCAAACGTACTTTTTGGGTGCATGACCCGGCTTCAGCTGAATTCGACGGCAACCAAAAACATACGTAACGAGTACAACGCCATCTGGGCAGACAACGCTGTCTCCCGTTCCGTATCCATCCGCTGGGCAGGAGGGGATGTCATCCGTGATGAGGCAGAGAATGCAACGCTGGGTAACCGTCCGCCGGTGGCAGGACTGACGGCAACGACTTCCTACCTGCGGTTTGACGGTGGCTGGCAGGCTGGCGCTATCTATGGTTCAGCTAAAACAACCCTGGGCGCACCAAAAAACTGGACGTGGACCGTCGGCTTTAGTGTCCATCTGAATGAGCCGGTTACGGACAATGTTGCACTCTCCGATGTCGAACTGAATCCGGTTGTTGGGTTTGCTGCCCGGTCTTCCGTGTACCCCCGCGTTCGCCAGGCGGCATTAATGTCGCGGCTGGGAAATATTGTCTGTGGGCTTTCTTCATGGAATGACCACGACGCCAGTGCAACGGACAATGCGAATGGGGCATTCAATACCGTCACGGGGGATATCGTCCGGCTATTGCACCTGCGCACAGGAACGTTTGCGGGCGTTTACGCAAAATTTCAGTCCTGGGCTCTGGCTCAGTACGGTGGCGCGGGTATCGCCAGTATTCACCTTGGCGCGCCTGAGGCTTACCAGTCTCTCCAGTTTGCCTCCAGGCTGGTTCTGCCACAGTTATGGTGGCTGTATCAGCTGGCAGTGCAGGAAGGGGACGTGGCAAAACAGGCCGATCTTAAAACGGCTATCGACCGGATGGCGTCTGACTGTTACGCGGCATTTGGTGCAGTGGGTAAAGCAAACAGCAACTTCTATGCGGCAGCATTTCGCGCATGGGCGATGGCAGTGGCCACCGGCACCGATCCGTCAGGTAACTATACAGCTGCGATGAATATGGTTGACGGCCAGTTCTCCAGCCCGACGTATTTTGCCGGGGTGAAAAATATCATCACCGATAACGTTGTCGAGAACGTGCCGAAGCGCATGTATCTGCACTACCAGATGTACGCCTGGAACAACTATCTCATTGGTTGCCGGATCACAGGTCGCACGTCGGTGCTTGATATGACGACGTTTGCCCTGAATGCGATTTCTGGTTACGGGGGATTAAAGGAGGTGGATTACTGTACGGCGGAATCACGGCGTGGAGTGCCATCAACGGTGGCGTTTATGTTGTATCCGCTTCTGCATTCTGGCGATAACTCCTGTCTGGAGGCTGCGGAACGTATGATGGATGCTTTTGACGAATATGGCGGAGCCAACACGAATGGTCAGATAAAGTTATGGGATCTTGATTATTACTCCGTTGTGTCAACCAGCTTTTCAGACTATACATTCGCCTGCAACATTATGGCTGATGTTTGGATGCAGTGGTGGAAGGATAATAACGCATTATAGCGAAAAAATGCGGCTACCAATTAAGTGGCTATATAAGTCCCCCCCGGTTTACACCGGGGGGAGGTTATTACAGTGACATCCCCTGAACTTCACCAATATCTTTAAACCGGTTATACATCAGATCCATTTCTGCAAGTGGTGGAGCGATGCCGCAGGATGTTGGGTACGGGCGCAACCCGGCAGCAGGTAGCCGATGTGATAGGTGTAGACGTGAAAACAATCTACAAGTACCTCCCGGCGACTTGAAGACAAAGATTTCACTACTTTTCCTGATATGTTACGTTTGGCTTAATCAATTCATTCAGCTTTGAAAACAGTTTGGTTTGTTCGTGAACGGTAAGAAAACAATAAGTTTTGAGCAATTTTTAACTATTAACAGCAATCTTGTTTCCATCTCAGATACATGGGCTGACTTGTGGGCGTTAATTTTTCACACGGGTTTAAGCGCTG